CGGCGCCGGTTCCATCGCTGGACGCTTCGAGTAGGCCGTTGGGAAACTTGGTGAAGTTTCCGCTTTGGCCTTGCAAGTATCGTTGAATCGCGGCCTGTGCGCCCATCTGCGTGAAGCCCTGATCCGTGCGCTCTTTGATGATACTGATGGCGGCCAGCGGGCCGTTGTTGAATACCTTGAGGTCCTCAAGGAACAACGCGATGAGAATGGCATTCAGCTTCGGTTGAAACTGGAAGGCCTGCTCAATCTGCCGCTGATCGGCGGGAAGATCCTGGCCCTTGGCGTAGGGGCCGCCGTCCTGCACGTCGTTGTTGATGGTGTCGTTCCAAGACGACCCACCCTCAACCTCTTCGTGACAAGTCTGCCCAATCAGTGCCATCGTCGGATCATGCTGGAAGATCAAGTCCCGAATGGCCGGGTTGAGATCAATGTACCGTCTGGTGGTTACGGTAATGGCTGTTGCGGTATCCGGCATATGTTCTCCTTAGTTGGCGGCGTACTCGCCGCTCACGAATGTCTCGGACAGAAGCCTGTCCATGTCTGCGGAATTGAGTTTCTTGTCGTCAGATCCGCGTACGGAAAGTGGTCCGGGAGTGGAGTCGGCTCCAGCCGGATAGAATAGGTTGGCTCCGCGTTTCTGAAGCTCTTCTTTGACGCGCGTCTGGATCGTCTGCTCCAGCGTTGCAGCAGCCTGCTTTTCGCGTTCGGGGCGATCGTAATCCTCGTAAGCCTTGCGCAAGTCGCCAGAGTGCTTGGCCGCGAGTTTCAGCAGTTCGCCCGAGTTGATAGCAACCTTCCGGCCATTGAGGATGTGCTGTTGCATAACCTCCGCCATCGCTAGCGTGACATCGGACATGCGCGGCGCGAAGTTGCCGTTCAACTGATCGCCGATGAGTTTCTCGATGTCGGCTTTAGTCATAGATGGGGGTTGATTGTTCTGGGGAGGGTTGGTGGGATTTTCGAGTGTGCCGTACTTCGCCTGGTAGGCGCCAACGGCATCCGCGTTCTTCTTGATGGCATCGAAGTTCTGGGCATACCACTGTTTGTATGCCGCCGCGCCTGGGTTATCAGGATCGCCGGTGCCTTCGAGTTCAGACTTGAGCCGCGCTTGCTCGGTAGCGATGGCTTGGTACTCGGATTCTTGCCGGAGCAACGACGCACGGCCTTGAATCTTCTCGCTGGCAAAGACAGCCTTCACCTGCGCGGTTGTCGCTTCGTCGAGTCCTTCGGTAAGATGTGCAATCAATTCTGCTGCGTTCAATTTACATTCCTCCCATTGCTGGCTGTCCTACAGGTGGCAGTCCTCCGCCACCCATGCCAGGCTGCATGGCCTGTTGCGCGGCAGCAGGCACGAGGCTTGAGGCCAACGCCACAATCTGACCGCATATTTGCTCTGCGCCGGGCACTGCGCCCGACTGTACGATGTCTTTGCACGCCGACAGTATCTGATCCACGCCAGCCTTTACCGGCATCGCGCCGCTGAGCAATGCCGTAAGCATTGCGCTCTGGGCGCCGCTACCTGCGCCAGGATTCGGGGCATAGTTCGCGTCTGGCAACGGAGGCATCGAAGATTGGGGAGATGGTGCCATTTATTTCGCAGGACTGTTCATCGTGCAGGCTTTCGTTTTGGTGCCTTTGCCGAGGCCTTTCATGACTGGTCCGCCAGACTTTGCCATCGCGGGCCGTCCTGCTGATCCAGCGTATCCGCTCTTTTTCATGCTAGGGCTCCTTTGCCTCTCAACTTCGAGAGACTCTCTGCCAATGTGGATGACTTGCCGAGCTTGCCAGCACTGCCTGGATTCTTGCGAAGCAGCATTTTAGGTTGCTGCGAACTCAGTCCTCGGGGGGCCTTTGATCTGCCTGCGTCTATGGTGCGCATCCTGTTAAGGATATTAGTTCACTTTCACCAATCCTGTCAAGTGCCTGATTTTAATGGGTTTAACTGCCTACTGATTTAAAGTTAAAATTGGCAAGTGTGTATTTGGGTGCGCGAATGCGCGGAGTGGTAGTGTTTGTTGGACTGCGGGCTAACTCGTCTGGATGATTGGGCCGTTGCCACTTTGCCCCATCGCGGCCGGAGCCTGATCTGTTGCCTTGCGGCCTTGCGCATTCGCAATCATGCCTATTCCCAATTGCGCTTGCAGTTGCAGCCGCCCGATCTCATCGGCTGGAACCTTGATGTTCGGGCCTGCAAAGTTCATGATCCCCATCTTCTCCACCAGCGTAAAGACGGACATGTAGCCCATCTTGGCGAGCAGGAAATACTTCATCAACTCTTGTTGTGCCGCGGTGTTCAGCAACGATGAAGGATCGAACTTGCAAGTAATCATTTGCGCGAGAATTTGCCCACGCTTCCACAGCGGATGCGGATTGTCAGCCATCATGGAATCTTCCATGGACGCGACGTCCCCCGGATCGCCGCCAGGCACATTGTCTGGCACCATCGTCTTTGGATAGTAGTCAAAGTCCTCTTTAGTCGCGCCCTGTGGGCCGAAACGGATCTGACGTTTGGTTAGCGAGTCGAACTCCAGCAGGCAATAGAGGAATTGCTCGGACAACTCAGTGTAGAAGCCTTCCAGAATGCGGCTACGCAAGCGCAAGCCAGGTGTCATGGCCTTCATGATGGTGTCGATGGTGTCATCTGAAGGGATCTGCGCCAGCGAAGCCATAGCGCCCGGATCTGATACCCCAGCCAGCCTATTGATTTGATCCACCGCCCACTTGATCGTCTCCCATATGATGGGCTCCAGCGGTGGCGGGTGATTGATGATGATGCCCTTCCCGCTGGACATGTTGGTGCGAATCTTCGCTCCAGGCAGCCGTGTGTTGAATATGTCCATCTGCGACTTGCTGACGTTGCGATCTGCGGTTACGCCCGGCTGCGCCACCTGGGCGTTATGATCGTCGATCACGCGCAAGTTCCGGTTGATGCTCTTCTGCAATGGCAGGCAGTCCCACACCGGGGCTTTACCGAACCAGCTCCGCGGCCACGGGTTCAGCGTGAGTTTTATGACAGGGAACTTGCCGTGCCAGAACGGACTCGTATCGTCATACAACAGAGTGCGGCCGGCCCAAACAATCAGCCGCTTGAATGGGAATAGCGGCTCACCAGGTTGCACCTCGTAACTCCACGGTGTAGATGGATTGTCGCCATCCCACTTGCCCATGCGGCGCACACGGCTACTGGTGTTCTTGCGCCTGTCCGTCAGATACATCGTGTTGACGTAAACGGTTGGCACGCCTTTGACGTTCTGGTCATTGTCCCGCTTGGTGAACGGCCCACCACTCGCCGGACTGTCTATCAGCCGAGTGAACCATCCGAAGATCCCGCTTCCGCTGGATTCCGCACTGACGATCTTTCCGTACTCCTCCCGCACCCAGTCGGGGTTACGCGGCCGCCGAATGATGACGCCGGCGCAATCTTGCACGGTATGGTAGGACAGCGGATTGATGGGGAATACGTTCAGCGGATCTTCCGCCTCTACCATCATGTCGTCAATGGCGCGGCTGTAGTAAAGGTGCGCGAACCCAGTTCCGGCAACCGTATAGTCTCGAATCACGTCACCGATGCGCTCGGAGATGCGCCGGTTATTGTACCAGTATTCCGCAGAATCGTTGGACAGCCTGGCTTGCGGTTCGTATGCCGGGTTTTTAGTATTGTAGTCCCAGAAATAGCGCGTATCAGTTAGTTCGGCTACCACGTCCTCGGCTACTTTTGCGATCAGATTGGCCTGCGTATCGGAGAGTTTGGACCGATCACCACCGGGAGCATAGGAAACGTCCGCGCTACGCTCAACAGCGAAGATGGCTTCACGCGCGGCGGCAATGCGATCATAGCCAACCTGCGATTGCAGGAAGAGCCCGGCGTTCTTCAACGCCTTCTCGCCGTACTGAATTACTTGCTCATCCCGAGAGTTCGGCTGTGCCTCGTCGGTCAAAGGCGGGAGATCGTAATAGTCGGATGGCATCCTATCAGCCATGCTAATTCAATTAGTTGCAGAATACAAGCGAATGGTATGCTTGGCTACCATACAGGATCTTGAAGATTTTACTTGCATTCGTACTCAATTTCAAGTTAAAATTGGAACCGTTGAAGGAGAACCAAATATGTTATACGCAAGACAGGGTGACGTTCACTTCGTCACTCGCGCTATTCCAAAGGACGCCAAGCGCGTCCAGTTTCGTCCGTTCGCACTCGGAGAGGTGACAGGGCACAGCCATGCCGTCATTACCGAGCATGAGCCGCTCGTGGAGATGTACGAGAAAGACGGCCTAACCTTCGTCCGCGTGTCGGGGGAGTGTGACGGAGTTCGCGTCCAACACGAGGACCACGATCCGGAAGCCAAGACTTCCATACTTCCGGCCGGGTGGGAAGGCGAAGTCATCATTGCCGAAGAATACGACGAGGAAGAAGGATTCCGGAGAGTCGCCGACTGAGAAAGGATGTGCGCACGTGAGCAATCAAGAAATGGTACTCGCAGAGATCGCCGCGGAAGTGAAGCGGGCGGTTAAGAAACATAAGGTTTTCAACAGCGCCCATGAAGGTTTCGCGGTGTTGCTGGAGGAGGTGGACGAGTTAAAGGCAGAAGTCTGGAGGAATTCCGCAACTCGGGACTGGAACGCAATGCACAAAGAGGCTATCCAGGTAGCCGCGATGGCCGTGCGCTTCGCTGCTGAATTGAGTCTTGGCAAACTATGATAACGAAACTGACTGATACTCAGATCGGTAAAATGGCCGAGTACCGGGACAAATGGACGGCCATCGGATTGAGCACGGAACCAAGTAACAGGCCAGTTGCGGAGGAAGCTGTCCGGACGATGTATGAAAAAGCTGACCTGGCGGCTCCGCGAATAATATGGTGTACGTCACCTCTGGCTCAAGGATTAACCCGCAGTATTTTGATGGCCAGCGTCGGGGCCAGCGTCTGGGACAGCGTCCGGGCCAGCGTCGGGGCCAGCGTCGGGGACAGCGTCCGGGCCAGCGTCTGGGACAGCGTCTGGGACAGCGTCCGGGCCAGCGTCCGGGCCAGCGTCGGGGCCAGCGTCGCGGACAGCGTCGGGGCCAGCGTCGCGGACAGCGTCTGGGACAGCGTCTGGGACAGCGTCTGGGACAGCGTCCGGGACAGCGTCCGGGACAGCGTCTGGGACAGCGTCGGGGACAGCGTCTGGGACAGCGTCGGGGACAGCGTCGGGGACAGCGTCCGGGCCAGCGTCGGGGACAGCGTCGGGGACAGCGTCGGGGACAGCGTCGGGGACAGCGTCGGGGACAGCGTCCGGGACAGCGTCGGGGCCAGCGTCTGGGACAGCGTCGGGGACAGCGTCGGGGACAGCGTCTACGGACAACACGATGCTTCTTGGCTATCATTTTACACATATTTCCGGGAAGTCTGTGGGCTCGTAGAACAGACCGAAAAACTGAGCGGATTAGTGATGCTGGCTCAGTCCGCAGGATGGGCTCTCCCTCACCGCAATATATGCTGGGTCTCGGAACGTCCCAGTACGCTCAACCGCGACGACAAGGGCAGATTGCACAACGAAACCGGTGCGGCTCTGCAATACCCTGATGGTTGGGGAGTGCATGCTTGGCACGGCGTGCGTGTGCCTGCATCAGTCATAGATGACCGTGACAAGACAACAGTTAAGCAGATATTGGCGGAGAAGAACACCGAAGTGCGCCGCGTGATGCGAAACCTGTACGGCAATGCTCGGTTCCTAAAAGATGCTGGCGCAACGGCCATCAGCAAAGCGCCACGGCATCACGCCACGCTGCTATCTCTTCGGTTGCCAGATGATCCCGAGGACATCCGAATGCTGGAGCTTACGTGCCCCAGCACAGGCAGCATGTACTACGAGCGTGTGCGGCCGGAGATCAGCGATTGTATGGAAGCACTAGCTTCCAGAATCAGAATCAGTCCGAAAGAATACACTCCCACTTGGGAGACATAAACCTTTTATGAAGAGTCTCACCGTCATAGCAAAGCGCGACCAGATACTAGGCTCGTACAACGCCTACCTGGATCAGATTGGCGTTATGGACAACCCGGCGGTGAAGCAGGCGCTTGCCGAAGCTACCGATCCGCGCTTCAAGGACTTCTTTAAGCTCATCATGAGGCCGAACAACGCCAAGTTCACGCCTGCGTCCTATGCAAAGGCCTGTAACATTGAGCAGGCTGAGTTCAATCAATGGTGGCAGAAGGCTTCCGTTCAACGGGCCATCGGTGTCTGTCAAATGCAGTCTCCTATCATCGCGGAGCATATGGCTGCTGATGCGCTGACCAAGCCTGACATATGCGAGCGATGCGACGGCTACGGATTCGTGACGGCAGACGCCGGCCTTGAGTCCGAGAAGGTTGCTGGCTACAGGGCCATCCGAGCCATGGAACACGATGATGATGGGATCGTAACAGAACTGATGCGATGGGTACGTGATTGTCCAAAGTGCGGAGCCACAGGCAAAGTAAAGGTAATTGGGGACTCCGATTCCCGCAAGCTCGTCATGGAGATGGCCGGGCTTTCCGGCAAGAAGAGCGGCTTGCAAATCATCCAGAACTTCGGAGGCGCGGGGCCTTCGTCGGCTATTGCGCGGATGAACGACACCATGACCATTGACGCCGAGATAGTGGAGGAAGAGTAGCGTGCTTGAGAAGATAACCGAGATCGTCATGCCGTTCAAGGCCATTGCGTCCGAACTGCGCATCATGCGCGAGCTGTACGAACTATCGCTTGCTGAGCGTGGTATCCATCGCGTCACAGAGAAGCCGTCCATCGCGGACACCGAAGTCAGTTACATGGGCGATCCGCCAAGGAAGCCGAACGAGATGGAGAAGTTGATTCAGCAGTTGCGCGAGGATCGGGAGGAATAGGAGAAACATGAGCAGTGTAGTCCCGACCAACCTATCGGACCTCAGCAACGAAGTACTTGACGCGCTGGTGGCTTTGAATGTTATGGGGCTAACTCCACCGTCAGCATTTCCGGATGCTTGGTTCGGGCTAGCCTACTACGAAAACGGTTACGAGTTGGTTAGAATTGATGGCGTAAATATGGCATGGAAACCTACGACCTACTCCACCGATCCGTGGCGATCCTGGACGGTCGTTGAGAAGATGCGATCTAAAGGGTGGAGTTTTCAAATTCACGGCGAACCATGGCCCAGCGCAGTCGTTGAAGTGGCCTTTTATCTTGATGAATGGGTGGAGTACGGTGACTTTTCCGACGACCGTACCTTTTTTGAAGCCACTGGCTTATTTCCACGCGCCATCTGCGAGGCTGCGCTGAAAGCTAAGGATGCGACATAGATGTACTCGACTCTCATCGTCGAACGCCGACTGGCACAAGCCCGCAAGGCTGGATCGGTGCTCAATCCTCTGCCTGTCGAGGACAGTATCGACATTGCACGCCGCATTGAAAAGTTGCGAATGGGAGTTAACGGACAACAACTGCCGGAAGGAACGCTGATTAGGCCGCTGGATGACAAAGAGCGGGCGTTCGTGGAATCTGAGCGCACGATATGCAAGGCTGACTTTCGCTACTATGCGGAACGCTACCATCATCTTACTCGGGACCCAGGCGTGGGCGAAGATTCGGGTATCGGGCCCGCATCCTTTCTGCCTTCCCAGGAACGGCACTGGAGAGAGATTGGCAAGCGCGAGGAAGCCTGCTACGAAGAGAAGCGTGTTCACGGACTCACTGAAGGTATCTTGATCTACGCGCATAAGATCCGCCAGGTTGCTGTGACTGACTTCTACCGGCGAATCACGATGCACCGCATGACGTTCTGGCCCGGAACTCGTGCGCTTGCTGCGGCTTTGCAGGAAGGCGAAGAGGGCACCGGGGAACTCTACAAGCGTGACCAGATTGCGCTGGCCGGGATGCCGTTCTGGATGCGCCCTGGCTCTGGAGACATCGTTTCCGCTGTCAAGAATGAGTCGCTCGGATTCGGTGCGCCGTGGAACTCGAATATCGCCTATCGCGCCGAGACGGGACGGCAAGGACTCGGCACAGGAACGCAAATCGACGTATCGCACCTAACAGAAGTGCCGCTCTGGACTAATCCCGGATACATCCGCTTTTCCTTCAAGCCGTCGTTGCCGAAAGCTGTATCTACCTTCCACGTGCAAGAAGGAACGTCGAGCGGCAAGGGAAACTACTGGCATGAAGTCTCGGAGGCCTGCCGGTGGCGCAAGGAAGGCTACGAATCGTGGCTCTACATATTCCTGCCTTGGTGGATCAACACTTTGAAGTACCGCAAGCCAACGCCAACGAACTGGGTTCCAGAGAAGATCACGCAACTACACGCCGAGATGGTGGAGCGTACTTCACCTGAGTTCAACGAAGGCGTTACCTGCCGCTTGTCCAGAGAGCAGATGTACTGGTGGCAGACGGAACGCGCCGCGCACGCAGACAACGGCGAGTTAGCCACGTTCCTGGCGAACTACGGAGCCACGCCAGAGCAGACTTTTACGAACTTCTCGGCTGGCGCGCTGCCAATCGAGTTGATTGACGAGATGGAATTAGACGAGCGCCGGCCTATGCCCTACGAGCTACGGCTGGCGATGGGATGATACCTATGAACAGACCAGGATTCGGATGGTGCCAGTACCTCACTGACACTCCAGAGGGCACTGAATCGTGCGACAACATGGCGGTAACTGGAGAGCATTACTGCGCTATTCATAAAGCCAGTAACGTACTACGTCAATTCACCGGAGATCCACTGACTCGCCTGCGAGGTGAACTTGCCAGCGAGAAGGAACGCAGGGTTGCCGCGCAGGAGTCTATCACTAATTACTG